TCAGGCCTTATGGTGGAAATAATCACTCAGGCGAGAAAACATGCTGCCTTCCCCAACAGATTCCAGGGTAACCAGCGGCCAGTGCGCCACCTGTTTATCACGGTCGTAAAGTTCAATTTCCCCTACCCGCTGATGGGCGCTAATTGGCGCGGTGAGTTCTTTACCATCAAGGGTATATTTGGCTTTGATATGTGGAATTTCGGCTTTCGGTAGTACCATCCAGAACTCTTGTTCTGTTCCCAGGGCGATATTTTCTTTATCGCCATACCAGATGCGTTCCGTACCGACCTTTTTCCCACGGTGCAAAATTTGCACCGTAGTAAAGTTTTGTTGCCCCCAACGCAGTAATTTTCTTGCCTCTTCCTCACGACCTTTTGCACTGTCAGCCCCCATTACCACTGCAATGAGACGACGCTGCCCATCTACAGCCGAAGCAATGAGGTTAAAACCGGCACCAGAAGTATGACCCGTTTTCAGGCCGTCAACATTCATGGTTTTATCCCACAACAACCCGTTACGGTTTTGCTGGGTGATACCGTTCCAGGTGAGACTTTTCTCACTGTACATATGATAAAACTCGGGCTCGCCGTGGATGATAGCACGAGAAAGCACAGCTAAATCATAAGCCGAGCTATGCTGGCCAGGTGCATCCAGACCATGCACTGTTTCAAAATGCGTATCCTTGAGATGCAGCTTCTCGGCATAGTTGTTCATCATTTCAACAAACTGCCGTTGCCCACCGGCAATATAGTCAGCCAGAGCAACACAAGCGTCATTTCCGGAATCCACAATTAAACCACGGCTTAAATCACGTACCGATACGCGATCGCCCTCTTTCAAAAACATCAGTGAAGAACCGACAAACACCGGATTATCTTTCGCCCACGCATCGCGCCCCACGGTGACAATATCGTCTGGCGTAATGCGATGACTATCGATAGCGCGATCCACGACATAACCTGTCATCAGCTTTGTCAGGCTGGCGGGATTGCGCTGTTGATGCTCATTACCCGCGGTGAGGATCTGACCGGTGGTGTAATCCATCAGTACCCAGGACCCGGCATGAATCTGTGGAGGCTGAGGTGAAAAAGGAATGTTTTCCGCCGCAAAACCAGACGATAAGTTAAAAACGAACAAAGAAGCAGCAATAATAAGACGGCGTTTCAACAGCAAACCCTCAGGAGTTTCAAATAGCTGTTCTTTTTACGGAAATACTTATGAACTGGCTGGAATAAAGTGCAAGAAAATGTGACTACTCTCTCATTTTTATCTGACATGATCTGTTGCCACTCGCTGTCAAATTGTTGCGCTAAAGCTGATTAGCACGGTGATATTTGATACTCTGGCAGACAGCAGAAATAACGGATTTAACCTAATGATGAATGACGGTAAGCAACAATCTACCTTTTTGTTTCACGATTACGCGAAACACCCCTGAGAACCGCCATGAACAAGGGTTTCATGATTTGTGATTTTAGTTTGGTACGCAATTTGGTACACAACACAATTTTCACTTCAGCGGGTAGTCATCAAACTCACCATAACGAGCATCGTTGATGATGTATGTGATCACCACAAATATCACATCTGGACTAGTTCCGTCTTCATGCGCAGGTATCTGTTCATGCCTACCTGTCTGCAAACCAGTAATAAGCTATTACAGTGTGATAGTGATGCATCAACTACGATAAACGCAGAGAAATGATGCAGTGGTGGGCGGACTGGCTTGATGAGAAGGTGTCATAGGAAAGCATCACAAAGCCTTGCAAACCTATGCAAAGCTTTGTGTGTCCCATTTCTGTCTTATTTACCAAAAAAGCATTAGCGCAAGATGAATCACCGCCTCCCGAGGTTTTGAGTCGTTTTGCGATAATTTTTTGCCCCATAGTAAATAAGTCTCAAGTTGCAGGAAAATTAAGCCCCTGGTGCTGCTGGCGAAAAAATCACAAAATTGAGCTGGTTTTTCGTAGGTTTGGTTCTTATTGTGGCAACAAGCTGACCATTAGCTGACAGCGCCACTGTTCCGACAAATGTATCAGCTGCAATATCTGTGATTATCATGGTTTGCGTGCTCTGCATGATCTTGCTGTCACCGAAGCTTGCCGGGAACGCATCACATATTATGACCGTTCCTGTTGGTAGGCTCTCAGCACCACCGGGCATTGTAAGCAGGCATTTGAGCAATACTCCTCCCGGAACCCTCCTTACTGAAGATATGGAATTTCCGATAGTAATAACATTTTTGATGAGCGGATTTGTTAATTTAATTGGAAGATTAAAATCTGAAAGACTTAATGATGAGGACTTTGAGTTAATTGCCAGTCCCATACTTCTTGAAATAACCTCAAACACGAAAGCATTACCATCAGCGTTTGGGTGTGTTCCATCAACAAAAAGCTTTAATACATTATTTAGATAATTAGGATCTGCAGGTGACCCGTCATCCTTTACCAGTAATGACGGGAAATCTATGTATATCCCACTAGTTTCTTCCGCCAACCTTTTTAATTCTTTTCGTGCATAATTTGTATCAGGGTATGTCCAGCAAAAATCAGGAACAACAACGCGAACACCATTTGAATTTGCTGCCGCTATAATCCAGTCAATACGCTGTTTGAATAAAGTTTGATATTCTGATGAAACCTCTCCAGCATCATTATATCCAAGTGCCATTATAAGTGTGTTGGAGTTTTGGCAAATGGTGTTAATTGTTGATTGATCTACATAATACAATCTCCTACCAGACTGGCTAAAGTTTTGAGTTACAGATTCCGTAACACCCGAAAAATAGCTATTACCAATCCAGTCAAAATTTCCATCCGTGGTCAACTGAATAGAAATCAATGACTCTCCGGTACCATTATCTGTTAAAGGAACTTCTACGGTTGAAAACCCGTTCAGCGCACCTGCCGAGTTTATTGTCGTAACTACAGTTCCATTGACAGCAACTGTGGCTGTTGCTCCACCTGGTTGAGTCGCATAATGTATTAGTGCCCTACTCATAAATGACGGAATCGTGATACTTACCCGATGAGATGTAGTGTTTCCTCTAAATGCAAATCCATTTGGGTAGCTCGCTGCATCCGCATTTTCAACCCCAACCCATGTGCCAACAAAAGCGACGCTGTGCAAATCTTTACTTAGCGTGCTACCACTACCAAGAGTGCCAGTTGGGATGAACCCGTATGACTGTGTTCCGTATTCATTATTAATGGCTCTTGCGAGTAATCTCGTCCATCCATTTGTATAGAGATTACCTGCGAACGCTCCATGGCTTATTGAGTCGCCGATAATTACCGTGGATCGATTGCCATTCACAAATGCAGCCGCGCCTTGTTTAAACTTTGACGTTCTGTTTTGCGCGAAATCTGCCTTGTCCCGTACAATCAGAGCATCTATTTTATTTGTATTATCAGTGGTGGCGATCTGAAGAGATCTAATATTGTCTTCATTTTGAGTAAATCTTTCCTCATGGTCGGAAAGATTTTGCTGGACAGTTTGCCCTGATGCGGTGCCAATTAATGATGCTCCGGAATTGCTGGAAAGTCTCTGCTCTAGTTGATCTGGGTCATACTTAAGCACATTCGGAAAATAGAACTGCTGTGTACCATACGCATCATAAACAGCCATAGAATGGCCTTGCACGGTTACGAATTTGGCAATCTGTCCGTTATATACCGGATATCCAGCAGCGTTAATGATGATTGGTTGCGAAACAGGAACGTGAGAACCATCTTCGTTCTCCACATAAACCTGAATCTGGTTTTCAGGGTTTACCGGGTCAGTGTTAATTTTACCGATATAAATTTTGCCATTGGCTACGGCTTTAAAAGAACGAGCCATAGTGAAGAGTTGCGAAGGCATGCTTACCACAACATTTGCGGTGATATCTGACATTTCATTGCTCCAGACGAATGATATGATGCAACCATGATGTGATTGCATACCGAAATGGTACTATTGAGTATTTATCCAGTAGGTTACGATGCCATTCCACCCAACTGGTGAGGCATCAAGGATGTACAGCAAATACGACGAGGCGCAGTTTCACTTGAGACTTCCGCATGAACTCCACGCGAAAATTAAACAGCGTGCGAAGATGAATAACAGGTCTCTGAACTCAGAGATAATTGCAGCGATTGAAGAATCATTGGCTAAACAAAGCTCTGCATCAGTTTACATTGACGATGCAGAGCGTATGGCAGAACAACAATCTGATATGGTTAAGAAAATTGTCTTTGATACGCTCAAAGAGCTATATAAAAAAGACAGCAGCTAACTATCAGTTACGGAGGATTTATGCAAAGAGATATGCTGAATATTGCGTTCTACATATTTGGTTTTTGCACGTTCCTGGTGTTTGCGAAGCTATTCTGACAACGCATCAGACTTGGCACCTTGAGTCAGGGCGTTAATGGCCTTTTGCGCCTGCTGCATGGCTTTCTCAAACGCTGTTGATCCGCGTGGGGTGTTTGCCATTCGGAGCATTGCATTTCTGAATGGCTCACTCTCATAGGCGCGAGTAAGAAGTCCGTAGCTTACCGCTGCGCCAGTTGTCGCCGGGTTCATTGCCGTCCCATACCCGATAATGAACGGGATGGTTTGCTGCCCTGTTGGTGTTGTTACTGCCGCTTTTGCAGCCTGCTGCGTGGATTGCAGGTAGTTTTTCAATCCTTTCAGATAAGCGGCTTCCTGACCTTTAAATGTGATGCCAGTCTGGTTTTGCAGGATGTTAAGCTGCCGAAGGAACTGGTCAGGGGAACCACCTGATTTCTCCATCGCCTTTCCAATGATGCCATTGCGCATTTGCGCCCTACCAACACGACCAACTGAGTTATACAGAGTCTTAATTTCCGATTTGTTCTTGCTGAATAGCATGTTGTTGACAACTTCCGGCGTCAGGTCGCCTTTCATGAGAACATTCTTCAGCCTGGTATTCTTTAGTTTCGCCGCTTCGTCAGCGTAGACGGCATTGGCCTGCTGATATTTACGGAGAGTATCGTTGCCAAGATTCTGACCAATGGCACCATTGATATCGTCAGTCATTGCCTTGTAAACGCGCTGAATGGCGGCATCGGAACGGTTTGGTAACACTGGTCGCTCACCCTTCACGTCCATTCTGAACTGGCTGCGCAGATCGCTTAATTGCTTCAAATCCAGATTGACCGGACCATCAGGACCAGCATTGCGAACAAGCTCATCACGATATGACTGAAGTTTTGAAATCGTCTCGTTATCAGCGACCTTACCAAGCTTCTGCAGGTTAGATATCTCAGTATCAATCTGCTGAATTGCTCGTGCAGGTTGAATGTTGACTCCTGCCATTGCATTCTGAATTTGCTCAAGACGGTTCCCTGCGGCACGACGAATTCCTGATGTTTTCGCTTTAAGGCTGTCAATAACAACCGCTGGATCATACTCACCGAATTTATCGGCAAATCTCTGCACCAACTGGCTTCTCGCTTCCTGTTGCGTTGCTCTCATTCCGCTTGTGCCAGCCAGAGGGATATTTTCTGCTGTAGTCTGCGCCATTTTTCCGACGCGGGAAGTGGGTTGTAACAGGTCTGTGGTGTGCAGAGGAACTCCTTCACGCTCTGCAAATCTGATAGCCTGCTGCGCTTCTGGCGCGATAGCACCACGAACGCCACGATAAGCAGCACCTAATCCACGTCCGGCAGCGTTAATAGCACCGCCAGCAAGTACACCAACGCCTAAATCGGTGGCGAGTGCTTCCGCATCATCTTTCGCACTATTTGCAGCAAGTGATCCAACTGCGTTTTCTGCGAGAAGTCGTGTTGCCCCCTGAGCAATTCGACCAGCAAGTGTTGGTGCCTGTACCGCCGCTCTCTCAACGCCAGCAGGAGTGAGGTAAGGCAATGCTTCAGCAAATACCCTTCCCTCTGTCGTTTGTGGAGTCAGCGCGCCTTGCTGAAGGCCAAAGTCCTGCTCTAATCCCTGCGTTGTTACTCGTGGCGCTGGTTGATATGTACCATCGCCAATGCCGAGTTTACCGCCAGCCCAAGCCGCCGCGCTTGTTACAGCATCGGCAACCGATGCAGGTATGTTTGCCACGTTCACGCCAGCCTGCACCAGTCCGCGACCAGTTTCAGCCGCGGCATTGCCAAGGTCGGAAATGAAACCTCCTTGCTGCTGTGGCGCTGCCTGTGTACTTTGCTGTACAGGCTGTTGTGTAGCTTGATTCTTCCTAGGGAGGTATTCATCAGCTTGCTGGTTGTGCAGACTCTCCGCATATGCAGTGGCATCGTCAGGATTGTCGAACATACCAAGATGCTTTCCCGTCCTCATGAAGTTATCAATAGCTTCATCATCAGACATAATGCGACCATCATCACTAACGGTAGGAATCAGCACCTCTCTACCATCTATATTGGTAGACATGCTCCGCACAGTGCTAATGCTGCCATCAGAGTTTTTAACAACAGGCCGATTGTGAATGTCAATATTACCCTTTTCTAGCAGACCTCTAGGGTAAGCAGAGTAAAACGCTTGTTTTGCCTGCTCTGCATTTTCTCCGGCTTGCGGGGCAACGACTTCATTGAAGTATTGTTCCTGAGCCTGCGCTTTTTGTTCTGGTGCTAACGCCTGATACTGTGGAGAGGCGATAACATCTTTCCATGCTTTAGCCATTAATCACCCCATAGTGAAGAAAAGTTACTGCTGGCTGCTGGCTGTGATACCTGTGCAGGTTGAGATTGCTGCCGCTGAGATTTACCAACATTAACGTTATATTGTTGGTTGTAATTGTTGGTGTATTCCTGAATCTCACGAATCGACTGCTGCATAGCCTCCGGGCTTGAATAGTCAACCTGCGGCATCCCCTGAAAATACATCTTCGCTTCTGCAACGGTGTTAATACCACTGGCACCCATGTCCCTTGCTGCCGCCACACCCTGATTCTGCATTCTGCCCTGAATACGTTGTGCTGAGTTATATAACTGGCGCTGCTCTTTTCCTGTTAATCGGCTGCGAACATCAGCACCAATTGCTGGATTACCTGCACCGCCTGTCATTCCTGTCATGAAATCGAGAGCAGAAGCGTCTGCATTTGCGATCGCGTCGATATCCTTCTTCATGGCATAGTTTTGTGCTGATGCAGACGATGTTGCAGGCGCTGCGATTGAACTGGCAGGAACGCGAACCATATTCCCCTCGTTGTCGATGCCTTCGTAGAACGCATTAGCCCCAGCGCCGTGAAGCTTCCCGCCTACCGTTACAGTTCTGCCATCTGATAACTGAACTGTACGCTCATCATTCCCAGCGATTCGTCTTGTTGACGCTCGCTGCATTGCCAAATCCTGACCTCGTCGCGCAGTAGAAGCAGATAAGTCCTGACCGCGCATCGTGATGTTCTGACCTCGTGCTGTTAGTGCCTCTCCTGCCTGATTGCTGCGGATTGTCTCTGCCAGTCTGCCTCGGTCAATCTCACGACCAGCCATCTTGTCCTGAACATTGAAGTAGTCAATCGGACCGAGAGCAGCCATCCCAAGGTGATCAACAAACTCACCAAATCCTGAAGGATTCTGCTGATACATCTGAGCAACGCTGTTAGGGTCAACACCGACGCGAGTCAGTTCCTTGGCGTTGTTTTGCAGCCATGATTGCATTGCTTCTGGAGACGAGGCAGCAAGGCGTGCGCCAGCCGCTAAGGTGCCGATAGAATTGCGCTGGTCTTCATCAATGAATCCCATGCCTTTGCGAACAGATTCAATCTGGTCTGGATATTGAGTAGCCAACTGACGCAAAGCACCGCGATCACCAGACGCATAAGCATTAGCGTATGCCCGCTGAAATTCTTTCTGCCGCTGAGCCTGCTTTTTCTGCTGAAAAACACCCGCAATACCAGAAAGACCTTGCAAAGCTGTCAGCCCAACATTGTTAGCGCCTGAACGCTCAATATCATTGTTCTGCCTGGTAAGCTGAAGCGTGTTGCCGATGTCATTTACGCTCGGAGCGTTTGAGTTGACACCACCGATACCAGCCAACAATCCGCCATTTGTTCCTTGCCAAGTAGCCATGATTACCCCTTAAAACAACGATCCAAGCAGGCCAAGTCCGCCGCCAATTGCCGCACCTAATCCAGTGCCAAGTCCTGGAACAATAGAGCCAAGAGCAGCGCCAGTCATAGCCCCTGAAGCTCCGCCGCTAATTGCTGTCTGAAGGCCTGATGGTTTATTGGCGTTAGCAGCGGCAAGTGCTGCGCTTTGCTGTGCAATGCTGCTCATGTTGTTGGCGTACGTCTGCCCAGCGTTTGCCTGACCTTGCAGCGCACCAAGCCCAACGTTTGCCAGATTATTGTAATTGCTCATCTGGTTTGATAACCACGACTGACCGAGAGTCGGAGCAATCGTAGCCAGTTGATTGCTTGTAGCTGTCGAACCAAGTCCGCCAGTCGCCTCCGCAGCAGCAAGACTCTGGTAACGAGCCTGACCTGCAAGGTCTTTATACTGCTGAGAATTGTAATACTGATTAAGTGCCTGCCCCTGACCTTCTAAACTGGAAAGATTCTGAAGCTGGTTAACATACTGCTCCGCAAGCGGCGTGAACGGAGCAAGGTTTTTCATGATCGTCTGCCACTGCTGATTTTGCAGGTCTGCGGCATACTTCTGGGCTTCTGCTGCATACTTTGCGCTTTTATCAGAGCTACCACCTTTCCCGCCTTTTTCATGGCACCAAGGTTCCTCGCCGCGCAGTTTTCTGCCCAGCTTAAATGCATATAACATGGCTATCTCCCGTGATTCAGGAAGTCGATTAGTTCTTCGCGTGTGGCGCTGTAAAAAGTCACGTCATCCACGCCTTTAAAGTATTTCTTGATGGTTCCGACACGCTTAAGGCCAATCATTGCGCAGTAAATCTGCCCGTGGCGGAATTTGCGTGCGGCGAACGATGTGACGCACTGAACGGTGGTGTTAGTCAGAATGTATCGCCAGAACGCCAGCCCGATTTCCTTGCTGAAGCCGCGAATCTCTGGCAGGTACATGGCGTGGCAATCGAATGTCAGCGGCTGAATCTCCTGATAGTAAACAATGCCGCCGAACTGCCCGTGCACGTTCACCTCAAAGTAACGGCATTCAGGCTTGTAGTCGTATCCATCACCGTTGTTGCTCCCGGCAATAATGTCAGGGTGATTTCCGACAGCTTCGATCAGGTCGATGTTTCGCGTTGGTTTGAATGTAATCATCAGTCAATCAGCCCATGTAATCTAAGTGCCGTTTCAAGCGCCAGAATACGCTGCCGAGCCTGCTGCAAACCTGTAGCGAGAGCCGCGACTTCGGATTGTGTGTACGTAGTGCCGACCGTGTATGACTGGTTAGCGTTGAATGAGCCAAGAAGAGGTGTACCTGTGGCTGCAGTCCATCCGGTCTGCCTTGCTCCAACGACCTGAATTCCATCAACTGAATATGATGTTTTTACATCCAGCGGTGACGCAAGAGACTGCGATTCGGTTACGGTTTTCGATACGTAATCACTCTTAATGCCAGAGACATCGTTTTCTACGTTATCCAGTCTTTGGTCAACAGTGACCAGATGCGCCTGAATATCGATAACCTCATCCAGCAAGTAATCAACATCGCTACGCAGTACGACTATCTTCCCTTCGGCAGTTGTTAACCTGACCTCAAGTAGATTTATCGCTTTTGTGTTTGCGGTGATTCTTGCATCGTGATCTGCCAGTTCGACGTCCTGTTCATCGTTTTTTACCTGGGCATCGTAAGCGCCCTGACCAGCCTGATTTGCCTTCCCAGCAATTGCACCGACATCAGCTCCCTGATTTATGACATACAGCAGGTAAGACTGGCTGAATATATTGCGTGGCAAAATTGAAGCATCAAGGCGCGTAGCCTGAACCACGACAGGATCATTCAGTGATGAATCAGCCATTACTCAATCCTTATCTGGCAGCCAGACAGAGTGACAGGTGACTTCGTGATAACGCGCAATTTGAAACCGACATTTTTCCTGATGCGCCCTACTCGCTTCCACAAAACGCGCTTGTCGTAAACGAACGGTTCATTCTGCTCAATCATCTGCTCACGCCCGTAATTTATGCCGTCAGTGGTAGCAGAGAGGAACAGGCGGTCGGCGTACTGAGCTACGCCAGTGGATGATTCCACCTCCAGATCGAAGCATCTGGCGTTATCCGCTTTGAACAGTGGAGTAAACAGCAGGTGTTCCTGTTGCTTGTTGTACTGGCTGCTGATATCGAACTGCAATTTCCCGGTCACGGACTCCAGCTTATCGCCGCACGTTATCTGATTGCCTTCGTAAATGAAGTCGATAGCGCGGTACACATCATCATACAGTCCTGTTTTCAGCACACACCATTGCGGACCATTGGCGCTTGAAGATGCGTCGTACACCAGAACATGGCGCGGAAGATGGATAATCAGCAGTTCATGCGCATCAAATCGCAGCGATTCCATCACACCATCAGCCAGTTCATCAGCAGTGTAGGAGCGTAGTATTTTCTCAATGCTCGCGCTGGCGATTGGTGATACCTGACCGGAGCCGATGATATACACAGACGGCGCACCTGTTGCCGGATTGCTGATGAACGCATACGAGTCAGCAAACGGCGTTTTGCAGTAGGTTCCGGCAATGCCTTTCTGCACCATCAGCGATGGCTGGGCGACATACAAAGCAGCACCAACGGTGGTTGCACCAGTCAGGGAAAAATACTCAATCGTCGATGAACCAAAGCAGACGATGAAGTCTCGCCATGTCCCGATACCGATGATGCCGTCCGGCTGCGATTCTGCGCGATATTGTGCACTGTATCGGTCAGGGTGCGATTCGTCTTCAAGGTCAGTGATAAACCATGAATCAGTTCCGTCTTTTGACCACGCATAACGCCCACGTAAGCGCGTAATGTCGCGAACTGAACCTAACTCATACTGTGTGAATCCGCTGTCTGTAGGCCAGTTTGAGACGGTTTTAACCGTGCCATCATAGCGGTATTCGACCAGTTGACCATTAACGCCTACAGCCTGAGATGTCCGACCATGCGCCATTGATACACGACCACTTCCGGCAACATCACCGACTTCACTTTCGCCCTTATACAGCTTGCCACCACATACGCGATAAACAGCATTCTGCGCCATGTTGTACTCAACGCCGCGAGATACACCGTTCACATCAGAACGTTTGGCAATGCCCGGGAATGAGCGAAGATATCCGCTGCTGTTCAGGATTTCTTTGGGTGTAGCCAGCATATTCACTGGCAGATAGTCGATATAGCCGGCGTTTCGGAAGTCTTTTCCGACACCTTTCATAAGCGGAAGTTGCTGAATTGGCATTTATTCGCTCCCGTTATCGCAAGGTTCCTTCTGGTGGAAGTAATTCCAACCGTTCCACTTCGCCAACTGGTTACCGCTACCAACAGGCATACGGTTTGGATAACCGGACTTACATTTAGCGGCTTTTGCTCTGTCCATTGCAGACAGTTTGACGAGTCGCTCTTTCCCGTATCTGGCAGTAGTTATAAGTTTTGCTGACGCTTCCAGCGCATAATCCGGAGCAATGCGGCAGGCAAGGTTGAAAATGACGGCATTGATAGCGTTATTTGATAAACCGTGTTCATCGCCAGGATCTGGAGCGACATCTGCATCAGCGAAAATGTAGCCAACGTTGATACCTGGTGACGCATCACCGCCAAGCCATTCAGCCATCATCATTTCAAGGTCGTTGACACCATCTTCCATGGACTGAGGTTCGACATCGGTTAACGTGGCATTTGATGCCACACCGAGCTTACGTAATGCCGCAAGAACTAAATCACCCTTCGTTGTCAGGTTCATCTGCTGCCGCCTTAGGTTTTCGACCAGGCTTTTTACGCTGTTTTTCTTCTGGCTCTGCAATGGCCGGACGCAAACTCAGGAGTCTTCCAAGAACATCATTTGCTTCATGACCATCCCACTCTTTCCCGAACTCAAGCTCAGTACCTTCAGGAAGGAACTCGATTTCTTCAACAGGTAGGTGATAAGTGATTTCGCCTTCTGGAGTGGTGATACCAGCAATGATCCAGCCATCCCACTCTTCACCGTCACTGTGTTTGCGAGACCACCACGAAAGCTCAGCGTAAGCATGCATCAGCGATGAGAAGAGGCGCACTCGGTGAGCGTAAAGCTCGTTAAAAGTGTGATAACCGTCGGACACTTCGCCCATATCAACTGGGGAAGTTTCACCTCCGCCAACACTCCCAATTTGATCACCAACAAGAGGATCATCAGGAACATCGTCAGGGTGCTTATACCAGCCATTTGATAAGTGCACAGCTACATCATCAGGATCAACGGTTTTCGTTTTCAGCTTGCGCCCCCAGATTTTGGTATCTCCGCCAGCCTGAAAAATCATTACGCTCATTGGTATCTCCAATAGAAAAGGGAGCCGAAGCTCCCTCTGGTTATCACGCAGTCTGGTTAGGCAGACCAACACCAATTGCCTCTGGTCGTACAGCACATGCTGAATACCACACAGCAATACGGCACTTACCAGACAGAGTGTTGATATCACCCTGCGTTGCGAAGATGCCGTTAACACCAATGCCAGGAATGCTGAAGGAAGACGTTTTCATGCCAGCAAACAGTTCATGGGTTACCGGGATCGGCTGAGACAGCAGACGGATTGAGTCATCAGCCCAGAACACGTTAGCGGTGGTTGTTGCCACGTTCAGAACGTTTACCGGAGTGGTATCAGCAAGAGAGGTGTTTACGTTAGCGTAAGCCTTCTCTTCTTTTGTCAGTGACGCGTCATCCAGTGCAATCGGCTTCGGCGTGATTTCGATGTGAGTACCATCGATCACACGGGTGATTGAGAAAGTCGCATCATCAGTCAGCACGTTCTTCGCCATCTGAGACAGGAATTTCACACCAGTGAAGCTTATTTTGTCGCCGCGCTTAAATCCGGTGGTGGAGGATACGGTCACCGTTGCAACACGGTTGTCGACGTTCTCTTTGTTACCATCGGTATCAAGGGTGTATGCCTGCGGCTTAAACTTCTGCGCTCCAGACACAGTTACACCAGTAGCGGTTGACTTGGTAACTGCCGGAAGTTTCGGTGAGCGAAGAATTTCATCAAAGCCAGCAATCTGACGCTGAATAGTACCGTTGCGATACGCTTCTTCAGGAACGCGCCCAAAGATGTCACCATCTACCAGGTTGCGGCCTGCTTTGCGGTAATCGTCAGGGTTCAGGAAGTAACTGATGCCCATATCGCGGTTTAGCTCACGGGAGAACATCAGGCGCTCTGCATCAGACACAAAATCCCAGCCAGACAGGCCAGTAGATGGACCAATTGCGCGGGTATCGTGAACAACAAGTGAGCCCATTTCGGTTGCCTGTTTGGCAATTGCTGACTCAATGTTATTCGCCAGTTTTTTGGCGGATGCCTGGATGCGGCGACGGTAAGAACGCTCATCACGCAGGTCATCTGCACGAAGCTCGAAGAAATCGTTATCCGGATCACCCATGTTGCATTTCACGGAGAGTTCCAGAATCCCGGTTGCGTTGCCAGTTAAATCCCAGCCAGTCTGGGTTGGAGCTTCCTGCTCAACAGGCATCCACACGGTGTTGCTTGAACGCTGCATGGATTCTGCCGGAGGGGTGTATTTTGTCACTTTGGACGCCATTGGCGTCAGGTTCTGGACGGTTTCGATGATTTCATCCAGAGCATACGTGACCAGTTGACCTTCATTTAATGCCATTATCGAATTCCTTTATTCAGTTGCGCCTTAAGCTTGCGGTACGTCTCTACATCCCCTTTGTTTGCTGCCGCTTCCATCTGCTTTTCAATCGCAGAGATATTTGCAGCAACAGCGTGTCCCTGAATGGGTTCATCAGGTAGCGGGGCTTCTGAAACAGGTTTGGCTCGAGGCTTGAGAGTTAAACGTTCTGACAGTCGAGTGAGTTCAATCAGCGCGGATTGCCCGTCCATCGCCAGCAACTGGCGTGTTTTCTCAGGATTAGCACCAAGGTGATACATGAGAGCAGCGGATTTCTCCGGGAAGAGACGCATGATATCGGCACCGACTGCTGGCGGCACCAGTTGCATGAATACATCCTCTTTCTCCTGATAGTCAGGGATATTGAGCTTTTCCGCTGCGTCGTAGTGCTTACGGGCTGCCTCGACGTATTGCGCTGATTGCTGGGTGAACTCCTGAGTTTTGCGACCCTGCTCGGCGACAGCCTGGCTTCGTGCGTCCATAGCCTTGATCTGCCATTCACTGTTTGCCTGCTGGAAGGCAGCCAGTGCGCGGCTCTGGTCATAGTCGTACTTAGCCAGTGCATCTTCGGAAAGATAATCGTTAGGGTCTGGTTGTTTTGGTAACTCAGGGTTCACCCGCAGGTGCTCCGGCAACTCTCCACGCTTAACCGCTTCCATCTGCTGCTCAAGCTCACGCTGGCGTTTGCGTTCGATGCGGCGACGGGCAAATTCAGCATTAGTTGCCGGGTCTTGTTTTGGTTTCTCATCGTCTTTCAGGACAATCTCGAAGCCTTCTTCCTGACCTGCGTTGTCGTTGGCATTATCGACAACTAAGCCATCAGCAGATGCCGCTGCATGATTGCCAGGCAGGGTTAATTCTTCAGAAGCCTGAATGTCGGTGGTTTGTTCCATGATTAACTCTCTCTTATTGAGGTGTCTCGGCTACTCCGCCGGAGGGGATTTGAACTTGACGCATAAGATTCGCGAAATCCATGCGTTGTGAATGAGTCTGGTCTGCATCTTTAAGAAGCAGCTCAGCGTTAGCACGAGCATCTTTGCTGCGCTGTTGCTGGAATTGACCTACGAGCTTGAGGTACTCACGCAGTTCTGCCTGCTTGTCGAGGTCCATATTGTTGAAGATTTCTGCAATCTTCGCGGCGTTGAGTTGGTTTTGAGCTTCAACCTTGGCAGCTTCAACCTGAATCTGCGCCTGTTGGTTCTCTGCCTTGAGCAATTCAGCCTGACCTTGCAGAAGGATACCCTGCGCCTGAATTTGCTCTGCTGATGGCTGCTGCGGCTGTTGTTGTGCCTGCTGCACCATCTCCATCTCTTCAGGTGTTTCTGGTTTCTTCAGCCCCATCATCACCAGTTGCTTGTTCGCGTACTCTCGCATCATCTCGACGCCTTTACCGTCAAGCAGCGTGAAGTATTGCAGCATCAGCATCTGGAACTCTGGAGTACCTTGCGGAACCTTGGTGAGCAACTCCTGAATCTCTGCGCGGTTCTGTTCCTTCATACTCTGGAAGGATGGTCCTACGTCTGTATAGCACTCATAGCGACCGCGAATGTCGTTGAGTGTGACCACATTGCCGGACTGGTAATCGACAACTTGCGCATAGAGTTGAACGTCTTTCTCGCTTCCATCTTCAAGTGTCAGCGTTACATGACGAGGAACGTCATAAATATCGTTGACCATTGAGGCATAAATCTCGCCATCACGTCGCATTGCGGTAGCTAGGTTATCCTGAAACACGTATGTCTCAAGGTCTGCCCGCATGTTCAGTTGATTGACGGTATCGAAAGCGACCTGAGAGTTTGCTGCCTGCGCATCCACACCAAGACTAGCCACCTCTTTCACTGCGTTGGTGGCAGCCTCAAGCATATAAGCGTTGGCTTGCGGCACTTCAGGGTTTTCCATGTAGGAGATTGGACCAATCGGCAGGTCGTTACCGTTTTCATCGGTCTTGTTCTGCAGATAGTACGGATAGTCGTCATTTCCACCGTACATGTATTCGTAGCCTTCGATTTGCTCAGGGAAGAAGGTCGGTTTCTTCTTCGGTGAACGAGCAACAATATCGGCGTTGAACGACATGATCATGTTACGAAGGCGCTGACCGTCTTTCGTCAGCCTTACCACTCCTTCGTAGCACTCCTTGTCACCAGCGAATGACCATTCACCATACACTGGAACGATTGGAATATGCTCTCCGGCTATCTTCTCGCGGTCTTTCAGTATCTGCGTGCAGGTGATGATCGACTTATACACACGCCGACGCTTCACCTTGCGCTCTGCTACCTTAATGAATCCACGATTAGCCAGGTCGTCGATGACGTCTTTGATATCCTGCTGGTAATAGCTGACCGGCTCACCTGTCAGCGGGTCGCGGTAGATGAAGACTTTTTCTTTCTTCTCTTCGACCTCGTAATACTCAGCGACGTAGACGACATCATTCGATACCCACGGAAACAGCCATGTATCGTTCGGATTCTGGAAAGATGGCAAGGTGTCCGGATCAATACCGTAATCCTCTGCGAACTCTTTCCAGCCATTGCGCGACAAGGCGTTAATCACCGTGCAGTGCTTAGCGTCGCTCTTATCCATCTGCTTGCTATTGGCGTCCCATATGACGTGTGAGCAGGCTTCATGGATTGGCAGGCGTCTGATTACCTGATTGTTGCTTGTTGGGTCGTTGTCTTCGTACTGTGTGACCAGACGCCATGCACCAACGCCGGACTCTATCTGCTCACGAACGCCAACGTTAACGGCAATCTTTGCCGTGTTATGGCGCATATCAGTACGATACATCCCCATCAACACATCGGCTGCATCAGGATTAGCGCCGTCTTTGGGTCGGAAGAGAACGTCGATAGGGTTCCGGCGCATCTCTGCGACCAGTTTCCTGACCACCGGGCGAACAACATCGAATTGTCCGCGATATTGCAGGGTGGTGTAGTTTGATAGCCAGTCATCCCATTGCGACACTCGGCTAAAATACAGGTCATTTGTCGCCTCGGTTCTGGCTTCATCGCTCGCCATCCAGTCTGCGTCAAACTTACACAGAATGGAATTGAGTCTGTTTTCGTCGGCCATTTAAGTTCTCCGTGCGATGGGCCTGATTGGGGCTGGTATCTTTTTCTCTTTTGGTTTTTTGATGTCGCGCATCATTTTGGCGAAGCGGCGCATCATGTATGCATAGCGAACGGCGGAGAGAACGTCATCGTTAAGCTTGACGATCTTCCCGTTTTCATCACGGTGATAGAGGCGAAACTCCTCAAAGAATGGCTCACAGGTGTTGAATACTTTGAAGCGACCATCAAGCATCATGTCTCGCAATTCAGTGATGCCAGGCTCAACAGCATTGCCGCCATCAGGCCATGTCGCATGCTCCTGCAACATCATAAAACCAGCATCTGCATACTGCCCTTTGAGCTGCTCACCGCCGCCCTTCTCATGCTGGTTTCCGTCATGAGGCCATGCGGTTGGCACTTTATGCGCCCATGGTTTAACAGCTCCCCACGCCTGAACGGCTGTCTTTTCTTTCGCCTTCCACACACGTGAAAGGTAGATTATGTCTGCGTCCTTATCCCACCAAAGCTGAACCTGCGCCTGCGGGTGATCCCATCCGAAATCCATCCCGCCAATTACGTAGAAGTGATCAGGACACTCAAACGGCTGACACTTAATCGTCTCTTCCGGTATCTGGAAGATTCGCCCGCTACCCATAGTAGGAATACCGCGAGCACGCGCCTCTCTCTCATGCTCAGGATAAGATGCGATAATTTGCTCTTTCTGTTCGTCTGTGTAGTGCTCAGCGTCGTAGATGGTCATGTTGACCACTTTCTGCGACTTGCTGGGATTCTTCAGGAACTTGGTAACAACGTCAGACATCCCCATCAGCGGGGTAAACGTCAGAATTGAGAATTGCCCGTATTTGTTGGTACGGGTAAGACCTTCGCCATAAATGCTGTATGGTGGCTCTTCGTCAAACCACACGCCGTGGATTGTGTCACCCTGCCAGCGAGCACGGCCTTGCGAGTATGGCTTGAAGTAGCAGATTGAAATGCCATCTTCAACGCCATCAGCCGTGTGATGCTTAACCAGAAGATGATCAACAAGGTTCGGAAAGAAAGGAGACTTCTTCCAGCTAATGATGTCCTCTTTCGGTATTGAACCGTATCCCGGTTCATCATTCTCTTCAATACGACCGCACAGGATGCGTTGAGTCGTTTTGGTTACCGTCTCGTTTGTCTCGCCGCCAATCCAGAAGACAACAGGCTCATAGAAACGCTTACCTTTCCACTCACCGCCATATTTACCATCAGCAGGATAGCCTTTTGTGCCCGGATAACGCCCGGTAAGGTGAAACGCGACTTCAGCAGCACCAGTAAATGACTTACCAAGCTGGTTACCAGCCATAAAACAGCGCTCTGGATAATCATGCCCGGCGTCGATGAACTCACGCTGTTTGCTGTATGGCGTAAATTCATATAGCAGGTGTGTGTTCCGGTAGTTCTCTTCTTCTTCGAGTAGCTCGAGCAATTCGATTTGCTCTTCGTCGCTCAGGTTATCAAGAATCGCGTCCAGTTCCACGGTTGAATAGCTCCTTGATACGAGAGCGCCGCTTATCGCGATCTCCCTTATCAGGTGTCACGTCTTCAACTTGCGACTGCTCTTTGAGGCCCAAATCACGGGCGATGATGTTAGCGTTGAGAAGGTCAGCGGCTGCGCCAGAAAATTTCTGGTCGTAGATGATGTCTTCCGCTCGTGATGTGACGTCAGAAAAACCTTCCATTGACCGGAAGGTTCCCCATGTTTGCCTGGTGATATCAAGGAAGGTACACAATCCTGAAATAGTCATGGCTCGCATCTTAGGGACATTAGCCTTAATTATTTCTCCCTGATATGAAAATACCTTACCCTCCCATAGCGGGTTATCATCAGCCCACTCGAAGTATTCACAACAAGCAGCCCACAGCGCCTCGGGCGATTCGAATTTAGGGTTTCGCCCATGACTACTGCGGGCCTCCCAAAATCGGTTGCCCTTTGGTGCTGCCATATTCATCTCACTTAATTGTCATTTCAGGTTGAGGACTCTTTCGCGCCTTCAATCAGTGACTGCTTCAGCAATTCGAGTGCGCCAATCGCCTCGCATAAACTGATTTCACCATCGTAATCATGGATGACGCTTTCAAGCCGCTCGTATAGCTCTTGAGTAATTGGGAATTTCTTCTCCTTACCAAGATCAACGACGCTTGTCATAGAGGATTCCTATAATTTTGAATATCCAGCCTCAAATACCTCAGCAGGAGAATATGATTCATATCCATCCTCATAGACAACGTAATAGCCTCCAGACATTGGTCGGTGCTTACAGATATATTCCGCGCTAACATCAAATGCTGCGTATTTCTTATCATCCGGATGAATAATTGCCCCATAACTAGAAGAGCCAGTCTTACCAGACTGATCTGGGTTTGGCTTATGTTCTATAGAGCCAATCTTCAGGGCGCGAACTTTTTTGTGGCACTGGTATCTCGGCATTTCTTGTTCAGTCATCTCTTACACTCCGGTAGTGAACAGGTCTAACGCTTCCTTCGATTTACGCACCGCTTCGATTGTGCGGGTCGTGATATCTGAATTAGCGCCGCCTGACTGGAAGTGAATTTTGAATAGCTCAAGCTTCAGCTCGTCAGTGCCAATGAACTGAAATGCTTCCTCTGCGGCTGCGTTCTGGTTCATGACCAGTTTGTAAATCTCTAACTGGAATTTCTGTTCTTCAGTCATGGGAATAATCTCTGCCATTGTTGGCTCCGTTTATCCGTTAAAAGGGATATCAGTTAAGTTATCCCGTGTAGGGTATAAGCCATTGTCGAGACCACTCATTGAATGGCCTCTGCAATAACCGATGTCTTTCCATCAGTCCGTCACCACAAAGAATCTTTTTTGCCATAAGGCTGGAGGTTCATCTTTCAGTGGCTGCCAGTGTTATTTCCCCACTTACTGGCTTGGGTTGTTTCGCTGTACTGCCGTAACTGGTTGCCCAGAATAAATTCCGGTTTCATTATCAAGCCCACCCGTAGATAGGCTTTGTAATGACATCTTCAATTAATCAGCAGTTCAGGCTGTGTCACCTGCAAGATGTATTCATGCTCGACAGCCAGGACACGCTTCTCTTTCTTCCGTTCGTTCATTAACCGACTGCCGATCGTACCTTTCAGCTTTGAGCGTGTTTCTTTGATGGCGTAGCGGTGCTGCATTTCTTCGCCAATTGCCATGCGGCGGCTCAGTTGCTCTGCCATCCAGTTGAATGCTGCGATATAGCTCTCCTTGATTGCCGCAGCAGCTTTCCCGGTGAACCCCATCACAACCATGATCCAGCCATCTTTCGTCAGGCTGTACATCGGGCGAACCTTGCCCTGCTCATCGATATAATCAGCCGACGCAAAATTGCGTTGGCTAAACTCACGCGAGCAATCAGCCTTAACCTGCTCGATTTTCCTGAGAACATCACCGTGTCGCTTGCCGAAGTACTTGGCAATTTTTCTGGATGTGGTAACGACCTCTCCGTTTTTGGCTTGCACCATTTCTCGGAAGTCGAAGGCTGGAATAACTGAATGATTATTCATAGCGTCTTTACCTTTTAGAAAGTGAGCCTGTCTCACAGAAAAGCCGCCCGAGAGAGGTCGCCACCTATAACGGCATTTCTCAGGCTCGCTTACTGAAAGGCTCTCGTTAATATGCGCGTGAGATGCGCTGTGAAATTCAGATATAAAAAGCCCCGCGAATGCGAGGCTAAATCCTGGTATTTGTAATGAACTGGCTCTTATCTCAACGCAGCCCCTTACCGCGCGCCAGATGCTCAACTTCAAGCATCAGCAATGAGATGTTTAATCTGGATTCACTCCAGAAGTGATCACCACCCTGTCTACAGAGCCAGATGTGAAGGATGATGAGTAAAATTATCGCTATCATCGAAGGCATTGCGTCCTGATGTATTCCTGCAAGTAGTTAACCTGCGCGGTTATCTTGTCGATTCCACTTCGGAGACGGTAATAATTGAGTTCAGCATCTGCTGTAAGTCCTGGGCTTTCTCCATCGCCCATGCCGCTGGCTCCGGTCGTTGACTTTGCACATGTGGCGGCGACTTGCAGGCGCTTACGCCCAGCAGAAACATCAGCACGGAGACTTTCGATAGTCGCGTTAGCATCAGCAAGCTCCTTTGTGTATCTGGCGTCGAGTTCTGCTACATCACGTTGACGCTTCTGCATATCAGCGATGATGGATGTGGCTTTATCGCGCTGCTCTTTGTAGGCGATTGCGTTATCACGGTAATGATTAACAGCCCATGACAGGCAGACGATGACGCAGATAACCAGAGCGGAGATAATCGCGGTTACTCTGCTCATACCTCAATCTCTCTGACCGTTCCGCCTGCTTCTTTAAATTTTGCAATCAGGCTGTCAGCCTTATGCTCGAACTGACCATAACCAGCGCCCGGCAGTGAAGCCCAGATATTGCTGCAACGGTCGATTGCCTGACGGATATCACCGCGATCAATCATCGGTAAAGCGCCACGCTCTTTAATCTGCTGCAATGCAACTGCATCCTGGCTTTTGGGAGAGAAGTCTTTCAGGCCAAGCTGCTTACGGTAAGCATCCCACCAACGGGAAAGAAGCTGGTAACGTCCTGCTGCTGTTGATTTGAGTTTGGGGTTTAGCGTGACAAGTTTGCGAGGGTGATCGGAGTAATCAGTGAATAGCTCTCCGCCAACAATGACGTCATAACCATGATTTCTGGTTTTCTGCCGTCCGTTATCAGTCCCCTCTGACCACGCCAGCATATCGAGGAACGCCTTACGTTGATTATTGATTTCCACCATCTTCTACTCCGGCTTTTTTAGCAGCGAAGCGTTTGATAAGCGAACCAATCGAGTCAGTACCGATGTAGCCGATGAACACGCTCGTTATATAAGCGAGGTTGCTACTTAGTCCGGCGAAGTCGAGAAGGTCACGAATGAACCAGGCGATAATGGCGCACATCGTTGCGTCGATTACTGTTTTTGTAAACGCACCGCCATTATATCTGCCGCGAAGGTACGCCATTGCAAACGCAAGGATTGCCCCGATGCCTTGTTCCTTTGCCGCGAGAATGGCGGCTAACAGGTCATGTTTTTCTGGCATCTTCATGTCTTACCCCCAATAAGGGGATTTGCTCTATTTAATTAGGAATAAGGTCGATTACTGATAGAACAAATCCAGGCTACTGTGTTTAGTAATCAGATTTGTTCGTGACCGATATGCACGGGCAAAACGGCAGGAGGTTGTTAGCGCAACCTCTTGCCACCCGCTTTCACGAAGGTCATGTGTAGAAGGCCGCAGCGTAACTATCACCGATGAATTCATGATAGCCAGTGGCTACGGCTCAGTTTGGGTTGTGGCGGCCGGAATCGAACCTGCTTCCATCGGTGCGCTGCCGATTGCAGTACGCGCGGCGGTCAGCTACATAACTAGTATTTTCACTATCGCCTATCTGCTAACTCGCCATTGAGCTTCACCACAACGATAAGAGCACTGCGCGGCACCTTTCACCAATTCCGCGAGGTCTGCGGGTTCAATGCTCTTACCTGTTGTGCAAACGCAAAAAGCCCCGAGCTATTAACTCAGGGCTTTATTTAACGAGTGCATTTATCCATCGTTGAGTCAAATTTACCCAACTTTATTCAAAAAGTCAATATTATGCCGTTAATATGTTGCCATCCGTGGCAGTCATGCTGCTAACGTGTGACCGCATTCAAAATATTGTCTGCGATTGACTCTTCCTTGTGGCATTGCACCACCAGAGCGTCATACAGCGGCTTAACAGTGCGTGACCAGGTGGGTTGAGTAAGGTTTGGGATTAGCATCGTTACAGCGCGATATGCGGCGCTTGCTGGCATCCTTGAATAGCCGACGCCTTTGCATCTTCCGCACTCTTTCTCAACAACTCTCCCCCACTGCTCCGTTTTGGCTATATCAACCGCACGGCCTGTACCGTGACAATCTCTGCATCTTGCTCCCGGCGTCGCAGCACTACGGCAATAATCCGCATAAGCGAATGTTGCGAGCACTTGCAGTACCTTTGCCTTAGTATTTCCTTCAAGCTTTGCCACACCACGGTATTTCCCCGATACCTTGTGTGCAAATTGCATCAGATAGTTGATAGCCTTTTGTTTGTCGTTCTGGCTGAGTTCATGCTTACCGCAGAATGCAGCCATTCCGAATCCGGCTTGTGATTGCGCCATCCCCATAGCAGCCATCACATCAGTACCGGAAAGAGAGTCAGAAGCCGTGGCCCGTGGTGAGTCGCTCATCATCGGGCTTTTTGGCGAATGAAATTTAGCTACACTTTCGAGTCTCATGGTCTTCCCCTCTTGCCCTGTTTGACCATCAGGACGCCGTTAACTATTACGTGACGCTCGCCTTTGCTGTCTCGGTTGTACTTGAGCACTGTTCCTCTTGCGCAGGAAAGCATCCTCGCCACTTCGGTCTGATTGCCTCGTGTCTGGATAAGAAGCTCTGGTATCGTTTGAATTGTGGCGTTCATACGTTCTCCAGTTCAGTGATTTTTATTCCAAGCCGTCCGCCTGGTACTTTCACACCACGAATTACGCGAATGTCATCGAATTGCTCGTCGTCTTCCGCAAATCCGGCGTGGATAAGGGAGTCGAGTAAACCCTTCAGGATGTTATCGAGGTCGCGGCGGCGGGAGTCTGGAACGTCTGCGATGACTTTGATGCGGAGTCTTGATTTGGTGAAAATGTCTAACTTGAGTTGGCGGATGATTTGCTGAACGTCTTTTCGGTATTTCTGGCCTTTATCGCTGATGTAGTATTGGCTTCCCCGTCTTCGCCAGTAGGTGTTCACCGACGGTGGGTATGGAAGCACAAACTGATATTCGTTCATGACTTAATCTTCCCCTCCTTCAGCAATACCGCCTGCGTCCTGATTACGCCTTCGAGGTGGTAAAGTCTGGCGTCTTTGTTGTCGAGAATCCTTGTGCGTCGGTCGATCTCCGCGTGGCAGTCACTACAAGTCCATGCTCCGATCAGGTCGTCAGGTTTCATTCCCGTTCCGCAAATTCCAGCCATCCGGTAATGTGCCAGAACTGTAGTTTCAGGGTTGCCATTGCATACGCCGTAAATACGTACCTGGCATTCTCTGCCGCGAGCTTCTTTGCGTAGGTTAGCCATTAAGCAGCCTCCCCTGTTACTTTCAGCATTCCGTTATCGAGAAGCTTTCTGGTCAGCCACTGTTGGCCACGCCCGGTGATTTTTGTGGTGAACGATATCTGTATTCCGTGATTTGTGTTGACCGCTGTTTCTTTCACTGTGAAATATCCGCGATCCATATATTCCTGCATTGGCACATTTCGCCGGGAACATGAAGCAATAAGGATTTTGTGATCGCGCATCCATGCAAACAGTTTGTTTGGACCAATACCAACAACCTTTGCAAAGTTTCCAATCAAAATTCCGCAGGCCTCGCCAACGCGATCGGCAAACTCAACTTTAGGTGCGGCAATTGCGAGCTGGTTTTCCAGTTGCATTTTCTGCTCAGCAAGGTCAGCAGCAAGGCGCAACGCATCTGGTAGCGTTTTGGGGATATTAACCGCAGATTCTTCAAGCTCTCGCCAGCGGTCAACAAGGCGAGCGGTGAACTTTGGCGACAACTGGGCAACGACAATAATACTGTCGCGTTTACCTTGTTCGCCTTCGAAGACGTAAGCCTCGACACTACGCTGCAGTCCTAAGTTATTGATTTTTTCGAAAACCTGCAATGCAGGAAGTTGAATAACTCCAGATTTAGCCAGGCGCTCTATTGATATTTTTACGTTATCTGGACGACTACCCACCAACTCAGCGATTTCAATGCTTGTCATTTTGATGGCATTGCTATTTATCAGCTCATTCATTGTTATGTCCTCTCATATTGAAAATTCACCAATAAAAAACCCAGCCGAAGCTGGGTTTGTTAAGTTGTCAATTGTCAGTAGCGATGCAGAGAAGGCGGCAACTCTTTGTTCTTAAGCCTTTCCCATGCCAGAAGGTTCGTCGGCCCGTCAGGCTCATTAATATCAATATCCCGCATGTGATTTATTAAAACGCCCCGCGCCCTCCCGATGATATACGAGAACTCATAGCCGTAGTCGTGGCATATGCCGGAATAGCCAGACTGAATCAGTTTTAATGCGGGATACAACTCACGGAACAATGCCTGTGAGCGGTTGGCATAATCCCACAGCCATACAAGGCTGTCTGCTTCTTTTGCGGAAAGCCCGTTGGGCTTCTTCTCTTGATTGTCAGTATTTTTCTCGCACTGGCTGAAATAGCAGTCCTCCAGTTTTTCGAACACATCCCACGCCTGATCGGTTTCGAGCATTTTGGCGTGACGGGCTGCGCCTCGTTCTGTCCAGAGGATGAGCGAGCGGGTTTTGGGTGAGATGAGATTTTGTGAGTAGTTTAAAGCTACCCGCAATTCTTTAAGGTCATTACCAACAACTTTGAAAAAGTGTTTCCCTTCAACGAAGCGTACTTTGTTCTCATGATGATTCTGGCGAATACGCACCGGCTCAGTGCCGTAAAGCTGCGCCAAAAGTTCGGTGGTAATAACAGGAATCTGGTTATGGGTGATCGGGGAGAGAGTTTCAACAGAAATTTGAGTTGTCATAATGACGCCCTCTGGTGGTTTCTTAATAACTCACCACCGACGACGCCAATCGTCTGGTGGTGAACTGTGCAGGGTTGGCGTAACCGGGAAACCGACCGGCGCGGATCTCTCCGCCCCCACACAGCCCACCATAATTCAGATGTGCGCGTGCATACGACAACAAAAAACACGCTCGCGGCGTGTATCTGTCGCGGTCTCTATCCAGGACGCCAATCCCGACGCCAAATTTTGCTGGCGCGTGGGGAATATAGCCCCGGATAAATCATCACGTCAATCCCCTTGTATTCCTCGCACGATGTCTTAGCCACCGGATATCCCACAGGTGAGCCGTGTAATTGAAGGTTTTTACGTCAGATTCTTTTGGGATTGGCTTGCGTTTATTTCTGGAGCGTTTCGTTGGAAGGTATTTGCAGTTTTCGCAGATGATGTCGGTGATACTTCGTCGCTGTCGTCTCATTCGTACCTCCTGTCGGTAAATCTGACACCCTGACCAATAGCCCATGCTGTCGTGTACTCGATCAGACTTGCCATGCGCTTCACGCTCATCTGCGCGCTGCTTTCGCGAATGTTGACGTATTCGCCTTCAAGCCCGGGCAAAACATCAGCTTCCAGGTTTGTTGCCACTGCATGACCGCTGATCAACAAAACCTTCCATTGTTCTGGTTTTAACCATTTGCCGCACCATTGAACCTGACGTGCGATATCCGCCAGCATCGCGTGAAATTTTGCGTTCTGGTCAAGATTGCGCTTGTAGTCAGTAATGCGGATGGTAACTGGCTTGTCTTTATCGAGTGGTGTTGCGAGGATGGCGTTGATTGCGGCTTGCTGTTGTTGCTTACTCCTGAGGAAAATTGTCTGTTTCATGGAATTCCTCAATATTTGTAAAGGCTATATCCGTTTTTATTTGTCCTGGTACCATAGCCATATAGGCTCCAGTCATCCTGTTTTCTCTCACCAAAAATATGCTTGCGGTATTCTTCCTGCTGGCGTCTCCATATTTCCATCATGTCTGGCTGGTTCTTTTCTCGCATTTTTCGGATCTACTCAAGGATGAACTCTATTTGCTGCTGATTTGTCATACTCACTCCTTCACTTTGATTCCAGCGGCGCGGATAGCCTCTACATCGCTTTCGTATTGCGATTCTGCACCTGAGTCATAGCCAATGTGATAATCACCGGGAAGTGGGCCTTTCTTTGGCTTTTGCAGCTCAATCTCGATAGCTGCTCGCGATGCCTGCCATAAAGTCCACCACTCATTTAAGGAGTGACGAATATCCATGCTTGAAAATGCGAAGTACCTATCACCATTTCTTGCCTCGGTTATCATCTCGAATGGTAATCTCAATTTTTTGGCAACGTATTCCTCAAACTTCTTTCTTGATTCGTCCATCGGTACTTACCCTCAGTTCAACTCACAAAACGCCACGCCACTTTTGCTACGACAACAGGCATAACACCGATAATCACCCACAGAAAAATGCTACCGAAAAGCACACCAACCAGGTCTTTACCTTCGCCTACCAACCGGACAAAACTGCTGGCAACCACAATGAACGTCGCCACCATCCACATAGCACCGAGAATCCTCAATGCAGAAAAAATTAACTCAACCACGATTTACCCTCCCCCAAATAAAAAGGCCTGCGATTACCAGCAGGCCTGCTATCAGCTCAGTGATGTAGATGGTCATTGCTTCATCTCCCTTTCCATTTCATCAATGTCAACGTCATCAGGAAGATGGGAACAATACGCTGCTATACCATGATGATTTATCTCATACCCTTTGAACGTTACCATCTGGCGCGTAATCTCAACTTCGTTCAGGAATCCGCCATCGCATAACTGCCTGGCTATTTTCGATTTGGTCTGGATTATTGGTAGTGCCTGTTCTTTCAAAGCGTATGATATTTGTGCATCCCATGCCTTTTCGAGAATGGCTAATTGTTTTTTATTCATACGTCCGCCCCTTGTGCATATCGTCTGCCACGCGCAGCAGGTGCATTTGATGTTGTGCAAATCTGTCTGGCTTCATCCTGGTCACATGCAACAAAGTGTCCGTTGCAGAACCGCTGGTAAACCGTACCAAGCGAGCCAAAACGGTTTTTCGTCACGATGATTTCAGCAAATGGCGCGGCGCTACTGTTCTCGTCATATACCGCCTCCCGATAGAGCATGATGATTGAGTCTGCGTCCTGTTCAATGCTTCCTGAATCACGCAAATCTGCGTTTGTCGGGCGTTTGTTTGGTCGCTTTTCAACATCGCGCGAAAGCTGACTCAGGGAGATAACCGGTGTTTTCAGGTCTTTCGCCATCGCCTTCAGGCTTCCGGAGATGTGGGCAATTGCGAGATCGTTGCGATCTGCTTTCGGCTTCTCAATCAGGCCAAGATAATCCGCCATGATGAGTGACAGGTTTGGATGTTCCTGTTTGTGCCGTTCTGCGATTGAGCGTATTTCTTCGACCGATAACCGCGAGGCATCGACTACCCATACATCCAAATCTGCAAGCTGACTCATGCCGTTAGCAACACGCGCCCAGCCTTCGTCATCCATCGATGCAGGATTTCGCAGTACGCTAACCGACATCCTCCCGGCGTTGGCGATGCTTCGCTCTGCAATCTGCAATGCGCTCATTTCCATCGAGAAAATCAACACTCCGCGCCGAACGTCAGAACCAGGGATAACGCGTCTTGCAACGCCTTCGGCAATCTTCAGCGCCAGTTCGGTTTTCCCCATACCAGGACGAGCAGCGATTATCACCAGGTCTTCCGCGTTCATCCCTCCGGTGATGGCATCAAGTTCTTCGATTCCGGTCTTCAGGGTATCGGACTCTTCTCCGTTCCTCAGACGCCTGTCAAGCGTGTCAGTGTAGTCAGTAATGATTTCCCCTAACCGTACAGGTTTAACCTCGTCACGGGGCTTTCTGATGGCTGAAAGACGCTTTACAAGCTCATCCATCGCCTGACTCGATGCGTCGATGGTTCCGCTCTGAATTGGTTCACGCATTTCATCCATGATTTCCAGCACCAGACGGCGGTGATAGTTATCCGCGACCATTCCGGCATATCCCTTCAGGTTTGCGGCACTCGGGCAGTTTTTGCTGGTCATCAGGATTGACGTGAAATGCTCCTCTCCGCACGCCTCGGCAACCATCAGCGCATCGATTAGGTTTCTGTTTCTCGCCTGCTTGCGGATAACCTCGAAGGCTTTCCGGTAGAGCGGAATTGAAAACGCTTCCGGCTCCAGCGTTGCCAGAACGTCGCTGGCGGTTGGTGTTAATCCACCAATCAGCAGGCCACCGATAACGCTCGCTTCGATATCCTGTCTCATGCAATCCCCCTGTCTGCAAACTTCCCTTCCCGTACTCCCGTTAACGAATCTTCCCTCAGCAGGTAATCAAAATCAGCTGTCCAGCCCGTGTCGTTGTCTCCGAAGTAAAACGGCTTGGCCTGATGCACAAACGCCCTGACATACGCTCTGAAACCGTCCACGTTTGGCGTTTTCAGTTGCGGGATGATTTTCTTCAGGCGGCGTTTGCGTTTCTCGTTGACCGCAACAGCGTGTGGCAGCCTGTCACCGACTTCGGTGTTGTAGGCGTTCAGGAAGGATTCGTAGTCGATTCGTTCTGCCTTGCGACGTTCAGGTTTAACCTGCCCATCGCCTCCCCCATTGGGGGGTAGGGGGGTATTATTTATATTCTTGTTAATACCTTCTTGTTCATGATGTGCGGTTGTTTGTGCGGCTTCATGTGCGCTTTCATGTGCGACATGTACGCTGAAAGCCGCGCCATTACTGGCTTCATCATGTGCGGCATCATGTGCGGTTGTTTGTGCGGCTTCATGTGCGGGTAAATTGTCCATTTTTTGAGCATATTCATGGTAATTTGTGATGGTTATCACACGACCTTTTTGCTTCTCTCCATCAATGGAGATCATCCCCTCTTTCACAAAAACCTGAAGCATCCGCTCAACCTGATCACGGCTTGCCGGCTTGCCATGCCTGTCGCATAACTGAAGACCTAAATCAGCTGCTGTCACAACCAGTTGACCGGGTTGCAGATGCCATTCATGACCTTTGAAATTCGCTTTGTATGGCTTTCTGGCGGCATTCAGGAGAAGGTTTTCCCACAGGGTGCGAAGATAAACATCTTTCGCCCATGACTGTTTCAGAATGCTCCGGTACAACGGAATGTAACCAGTTTTCTGGTTCTCCATCCTGTTGCTCCTGCGCTCGTGTGCGGCGCTGAAATCGTAGATTTTTGCTGTATTGCTCATAACTACCTGCCTTGACGAAAGACCTTAAGAACATCGTTAAACTGACTTACGGATATGTCTTCTTTGAGCAGCTTTTCCAGAAATGCGTTTGGAATGAACGTATATCCCTCCTCTTTTGGTAGGGACGGGAGCAACGCCCTCGCCTCAGCCTTCAGAAGCTCAGTTCTGGCAACTTTCACAAAAGAGATTTGAGTTCTTTCATCAATGGAACGAAGGAAGCGCAAACGCTTAGCTTCTTTGTGTGTATCAGGTGGATTAAAGCCTTTGTTTCGCATATAATTACCTCGTTGGATGTTATTAAAATTCCATTTGGATTTGTTCAGAACGCTCGGTTGCCGCCGGGCGTTTTTTATTGGTGAGAATCGAAGCAACTTGTCGTGCCAATCGAGCCATGTCGTCGTCAACGACGCCCCATTCAAGAACAGCAAGCAGCATTGAGAACTTTGGAATCCAGTCCCTCTTCCACCTGCTGATCTGCGACTTATCAACTCCCACAGCTTCCGCTGTCTTCTCAGTTCCAAGCATTGCGATTTTGTTAAGCAACGCACTCTCGATTCGTAGAGCCTCGTTGCGTTTGTTTGCACGAACCATATGTAAGTATTTCCTTAGATAACAATTGATTGAATGTATGCAAATAAATGCATACACCATAGGTGTGGTTTAATTTGATGCCCTTTTTCAGGGCTGGGATGTGTAAGAGCGGGAATGTCTTAAGCGGCTTTACCGCGTTTAGTTCCGTACTGTAACCAAACCGGATCACAGTTAAGCGCCATAGCAATCTCAAACAAGAAGCGCGGTCGCTTGGTTACTCCAGCTTCAATCAGTTGAATTGATTGCTGTTTAACACCGGCTTTGGTTGCCAGTTCGGTTTGCGTCATTTTTAACGCAATTCGCCTCTTCTTGAGGCGTTCAGAAAGAGTTTGCATATCGCCTCCATCAACAAACTTTCTTGTATTTTCATACAATGTATCTTGTTTGTCAAATACAGTTTTTCTTGTGAAGATTGGAGGTAAATAACAGAGGTGGCTTATGAGTATTTCTTCCAGGGTAAAAAGCAAAAGAATTCAGCTTGGACTTAACCAGGCTGAACTTGCTCAAAAGGTGGGGACTACCCAGCAGTCTATAGAGCAGCTCGAAAACGGTAAAACTAAGCGACCACGCTTTTTACCAGAACTTGCGTCAGCTCTTGGCGTAAGTGTTGACTGGCTGCTCAATGGCACCTCTGATTCGAATGTTAGATTTGTTGGGCACGTTGAGCCCAAAGGGAAATATCCATTGATTAGCATGGTTAGAGCTGGTTCGTGGTGTGAAGCTTGTGAACCCTACGATATCGAGGACATTGATGAATGGTATGACAGTGACGTTAACTTATTAGGCGATGGATTCTGGCTGAAGGTTGAAGGTGATTCCATGACCTCACCTGTAGGTCAAAGCATCCCTGAAGGTCATATGGTGTTAGTAGATACTGGACGCGAGCCAGTGAATGGAAGCCTTGTTGTAGCAAAACTGACTGACGCGAACGAAGCAACATTCAAGAAACTGGTTATAGATGGCGGTCAGAAGTACCTGAAAGGCCTGAATCCTTCATGGCCTATGACTCCCATCAACGGGAACTGCAAGATTATCGGTGTTGTCGTGGAAGCGAGGGTAAAATTCGTATGATCAGGATTGCGGCGCTACTCTCAATACTCTTAACTACCAGCGCCAATTCTGAATGCTGGATTGTCACAAACCTGCACGGGTACGGGGCAATGAATGGCGATCGTTACGAGTTTACAAAAGACAGCACGGAAGATTACGTTTTCCACGTAACAATAAATGGCGATAAATCATCAGTTTATGAATCAGTTTCTGGCGTCTATCCAGAGATGAAATACACTGCTTTGTCATCGAACACTATGGTAGGAGAATACCAGTCTGGAGGAGGAATAACCGTTGAAACTTGGTCAATCACTACAGACAAAAAAGCTCTTTACTCCAAAGTAATGAATATCCCAGGTATGCAACAACTTACATCAACCAAATCATTTGTTGGTGATGTAGTCGGAACCTGCAACCAGTAATCCCCACCTCAATCTCGATAACCAAAAACAAACTATTTTTCATTTAAAAACAATGGAGTTTGTTTTTCACGCCCCTTTTTACAATATTTCTTGTTTACAACATACAATCTTTCTTGTAATTTTAAGCCATCAGCAGGACGCACTGACCACCATTGAAGGTGACGCTCTTAAAAATTTAGCCCTGAAGAAGGGCAGCATTCAAAGCAGAAGGCTTTGAGTAGCGCTAAATGCAGCTGCAAGACAGCAACCGTGGAGATAAGCATCACGGCGCGTTACTCAAAGCTAACTGACAGGAGAATCCAGATGGATGCACAAACACGCCGCCGCGAACGTCGCGCAGAGAAACAGGCTCAATGGAAAGCAGCAAATCCCCTGTTGGTTGGGGTAAGCGCAAAACCAGTTAACCGCCCTATTCTCTCGCTGAATCGCAAACCGAAATCACGAGTAGAAAGCGCACTGAATCCGATAGACCTTACGGTGCTGGCTGAATACCACGAACAGATTGAAAGCAACCTGCAACGTATTGAGCGCAAGAATCAGCGCACATGGTACAGCAAGCCACGCAGTGAAATGGGTGTGACTTGTGTTGGTCGCCAGAAAATGAAATTAGGCAGCAAACCACTTATTTGAGGTGATATATGGAAGAACAAGCAAACAAGATTCTCGTAGAACTACTGCAAAAAGCCAGCAATGGAATAGACGCGGCTGTTTCATTCAGCCAGGCGCAGATTCCTGATGTTGTTCATCAGTTGCTGCTATGGAATATGGTTGACAGTCTGATTAAAACATTAATAGCCATTCTAACAATCCCACTGGTTTTCTGGTTTATGAAGAAGCAGTGTCGAAGAGTTGAGACAGGTAAAATCGGTGATGAAGGATATTCATGGGAGAAGGGAAATCCCAAATACAGGCCGACAATGGTTTGGGATAGCAAAGGTGATATTAATCTTCTTATCATGCCATTAGTTGGAGTTTTGGCTCTGTGGGGGATTTTTATTATTAGTGCAGTAACCAATATGACATGGTTAAAAATTTTGCTGGCTCCAAAGCTTTACCTTATCGAATATGCAGCATCATTGGTTAAGTAATTTCAGGCCGCATAGTCGGCCTTTATTTTTGGCACTAACAACAGAATAAACACTGCACTGTGTATTCATTCCAACGAGTGAATACACGGAGCAATGTCGCTCGTAACTAAACAGGAGCCGACTTGTTCTGATTATTGGAAATCTTCTTTGCCCTCCAGTGCGTGAGGGCGATTTTTTTGATGGAGGATATATGAGTGAAGTAACAGATTTAGTTGTTATTGAAAAAGCAAATGCAATGACTGTATTTCAGTCTGCCGACCAGATTGAAGAAATCCTTCAAAAGGTTGAACGTGAAGTTATGTCCTTTGTGCCTGATATCACAACGGCAAAGGGCAGAAAGGAGATCGCTTCTCTGGCGTATAAAGTTGCGCAGACGAAAACATATCTCGATGGTCTTGGCAAAGACCTTGTTGCTGAACTGAAGGAAATTCCAAAGCTCATTGATGCTAACCGCAAGACAGTGCGTGATCGCCTTGATGAGCTGAAAGCCAAGGCACGCCAGCCTCTTACTGATTATGAGGAAGAACAGGCGCGGATTAAAGCCGAAGAGGAAGCTAAGGCAGCAGCTGAAGCTCTCGCAAAGCAAATTGAGTCTGACCATGAAATAGCGATTTTGATGGATCGCGAATTTGACCGCCAAAGAAAAGAGGCAAGACTCAAAGCGGAGCAGGAAAAGCGAGAGCATGAAGAACGCTTAAAAAAAGAAGCTGAAGAGAAAGCCAGAGCAGAAGCCGAAGCAAAGGCAAAAGCCGAAATTGAAGCAGCAGCAAGGCGAGAAGCAGAAGCTAAGGCAGCAGCGGAACGTGCAGAGCGTGAACGCATTGAAGCAGAGCAACGAGCACAGCGCGAAGCAAAAGAGGCAGCAGAACGAGCTGAAAGAGAAAAGCAGGCAGCAATTGAAGCAGAACGCAGAAAAGCACAGGAGGAGGCTGAACGAATCCGTCGCGAGGCTGAAGCAAAAGAGCAAGCCAGAATAGCAGAAGAAAAAAGAATCAAGGACGAAGAAGAGCGTAGAGCAAAGGATAAAGCTCACCGGAAAGACGTAAATAACAAAATACTTGCTGACCTTATCAAGGTTGGTGCATCAGAAGATGTTGCTAAAAATATCATAACAGCCATCGTAAAAGGCGAAGTATTCGCAACAAAAATAACCTACTAATAAAACCAACATAAGGAACCACCCATGATTTACGCAATCGCGGGAGGCGCTCGCATGGGTGCCTTCCAACTAAATGAATCTTTACTTGAACGAATCACCCGTAAATTACGTGACGGATGGAAAAGAGTTGAGGTCTTATTATGCGCAATGAAATAGCCATCAATCACCAGATGCTTCGTGCTGCACAGAACAAAGCAGTAATAGCCCGATTTATTGGTGATTCCAAAATGTGGCTTGAAGCAAATAAAGCGATGAAATCAGCTATCAACCTTCCGTGGTATCGCAGGAAATGAGTTTTACAGATAACTGGTCAGACGAAGAATTCATTCGTCAGATGAAAGAATTAATCGGTAACGAAGGAGATATTCATGTCACTTGCAACCACAGTGAAGGAGAGCAAGTTACAGAGACGCATGTACACGCAGAAAGCTCTCTGGTATCGCCATAATGGCGACCGCGAAGGAATGCGGGTATGCCTTAATTTGTCCAGAGTCGAAGTATTAAATCAGCGTTATTTCCTTGGGCCTTGTCCATTCTGAGGTGAATTATGGATTTGAACAAATTCGATGAGCCATTCAGCCCTGAAGATATCGAATGGCGAATACAGCAAAGCGGTAAAACACGCGATGGAAAGGTGTGGGCTATGGTGCTGGCTTATGTCACGAACAGGGCAATCATGAAACGCCTGGACGATGTTTGCGGCAAAGCAGGATGGCGCAATGAATACCGCGATATTCCCAACAACGGCGGAGTTGAATGCGGCATATCAATCAAGATTGATTCCGAATGGGTAACCAAATGGGATGCTGCTGAAAACACGCAGGTAGAAGCCGTAAAAGGTGGTCGTTCAGGTGCAATGAAGCGTGCTGCCGTTCAGTGGGGAATCGGTCGGTATCTGTATAACCTTGAGGAAGGTTTCGCACAAACATCTCTCGATAAAAAGCAGGGGTGGCACAGGGCAAAACTGAAGGATGGAACAGGATTTTACTGGCTCCCTCCATCGCTGCCGGGATGGGCAATCCCAGCATCAGATAACAAACCATCACCAGAAAATACCAACCAGAAATCTCCATCGGTTGACTGCGAACAAATCCTGAAAGACTTCAGCGATTATGCGTCAACAGAAACTGACAAGAAAAAACTCATCGAGCGTTATCAGCGTGACTGGCAATTAATGGCTGGCAATGAGGATGCGCAGGCTAAATGCGTTCAGGTAATGAACATCAGAGTTAACGAACTAAAACAGGCGGCATAAATGGCAAGCAGAGGCGTAAATAAGGTGATCATTATTGGTCGCCTTGGGCATGATCCAGAAATCAGATATTCACCATCAGGAACGGCATTTGCAAACCTTACAGTTGCTACGTCAGAACAATGGCGTGATAAGCAAACTGGAGAGCAAAAGGAGCAGACGGAGTGGCACCGCGTGGTAATGAGCGGGAAACTGGCAGAAATTGCCAGCGAATATCTGCGAAAAGGCTCTGAGGTTTATCTTGAAGGCAAATTACGGACAAGAAAATGGCAGGATCAAAGCGGACAGGATAGGTTCACTACCGAAGTTATCGTAGGCGTTGGTGGAACCATGCAAATGCTTGGTGGCAAGCAAGGAGGCAATGAACAGTCTTCACCTCAGCGAAATAACGGTCATCAACAAAGACAGCAACCTCAGCAGCATGGAAATCACAGCGAACCACCTATGAACTTCGACGATTCGGATATTCCGTTCTAGGAGCTGAATATGAAAATCTGCTCAAGATGCCATCAACAGAAGGAAGAAAGGGACTTTCAAATCAGAAGAGCATCCAGAGATGGATTAACTGCCGCTTGCCGGGCTTGCCTGGCTGAATACGACAAAGAGCGCGCGGGATTGCCACATCGAGTATCAGCAAGGAGAGAATATCAATCATCGGAACGCGGCAGAGAACGGTGTAACGCAGCCAAAAAGCGGTTCATTCAGAGCAACCCATGGAAAAGAAAAGCCCACATCATCGTGGGTAATTTTTTGCGCGACGGTAAGCTAATCCGACCACCACAATGTGAGTGCTGCGGATCAGAATGTAAACCACAGGCGCACCACTGCGACTACAGCAAACCAACCGATGTGATGTGGCTCTGCAAGTCTTGTCATGTCGAGTGGCACAAACATAACAAACCTATCTACCCAGACGAGTAGCCAGTAACTCTCCCCTTCCCTCGTCACACTATTCACGCAATTTAAGGACTTACATGAATCACTTAATGGTTGACCTTGAAACAATGGGCAACGGGCCATACGCGCCAGTTATTTCTATTGGGGCGGTATTCTTTGACCCGAATACCGGAGAAACAGGAGAAGAGTTCTCGGTAAATATCTCGCTTGAGTCATCAATGCGATATCGAGCGCGTCCTGACGCTTCAACGATTTTATGGTGGATGGAACAGAGTGAAGAAGCCAGAAAATCGCTAACCAGCAACACTCAGGAGCTTTCAACGGCTCTTTCATGGTTATCTTCGTTCATCATAAAGAACGCTAACCACAAATTCGTTCAGGTTTGGGGGAATGGAGCATCATTTGACTGCGTTATTCTCCGAAACAGTTATTCGCTGACAGGGCAGCCAGTTCCGTGGCAGTGGTGGAATGACCGCGACGTAAGAACAATCGTCGAGCTTGGAAAGGTAATAGGATTCGACCCTAAGCGAGATATGCCATTCAAAGGAACTCGCCACAACGCGCTTGATGATGCCATCCACCAAGCCAAATACGTTTCAGCGATCTGGAAAAAGTTAGCTAAATAATAAACAGGAGAAAAACATGCCAGCGCCTCTGTATGGTGCGGATGACCCGCGCCGCTGTTCCGGCAATTCCGTATCGGAGGTGCTGGAAAATATCAAGAATAATCTCGACGCGTTTCTTGCTCTGCCACCAGAAACAAAAGAAGAACGGAAGTGCCGACGCGATATACAACTCGCAGAAAAACAGGAAAAAGACCGAATAAACGAAACATCAATCCGACCATTCCGCAAAGCCACATATACCCACTTCCCTGAATATATCGACCCGCGCCTGCGTAATTACCGCTCACGCTATGGCGCTATCAGTAATGACTGAGGAATTTACCATGAAAACAATGAAGCTAAACATCGACCTCGGAAAATACGTTATTACCGGAACCAAACACGATCTGATTCTTAGTGAAAGAGGAATTATCAAAGAAGGCGAGAATGCAGGGAAAGAAACACTAAGCCGTATCGGTTATTACAGCAAGTTTGAGCATCTGGTTAAAGAATTATGCAACCGTGAAATCCTGTTATCTCAGGCGCAGACGCTACAGGATATTCAGCAGCATATCGAAACTTTAGGTATGTCACTTAGCATGGCTATTGACCAGTTCGTTGAGAGTAAATCATGAGAGGACTTGCATACAATCCCGGCATTCTTCCGGCAGAAATGATTATTCGCCAGCGCGTAAAGCCAATGCCATCGAGAGAGGAATTGCTTAAGAGAAATAGTTTCGGTTCTGTTAATGACAACAAATATCTGAATGCGATGTGGCGCAAAGGAGGCAACCAGTGAGCAAGATTGACTATCAGGCACTGCGTGCTAAGGCAGAAAAATCAACGTGTGGTGTGTGGTCGCTCGAATATGGAGAGGAGATATTTGATGCTGGTGATGCGCTAATTCATCGTGAAGTTGTTGGATATCTTCCCATTTGCAGAATTGAAGGAGCGCATCCTGAAAGCGGTTTCGATGAAGATTTCCAAATGGAACAGCAGGCCAACGCTGAATTCATCGCCGCAGCCAATCCGGCTACCGTGCTAACACTGCTGAACGAGCTGGAAACAGCAAAAAAGCGCATAGCAGAACTGGAGTTGCGGGAGGTTGTGCTTCCGCAATGCTATAGCATGTTGCATCGCGTCGATTTTGACGAGCCTTACCACACTGAAATGGTTTACAGGCAGCATCAGGTTCTTGAGGCACTGCACAACGCTGGAATAAACGTCACCGAAGCAGGTAAAGGAGAGGCATCATGAGCACTATCACAAGAGAATGGCTGCAGCAGGCTATCAACGATTATGAAAGCGTTCGTGATGAGCTTCCTTTCGGGCTTGATGATTACCAGGGGAATATCCTGGCTGCCCTGCGTATCGCACTGGCATCGCTGGAAGCAGAGCCGGTGGCAAAGATTATAGCTCATTACCCATTAGGAGTTGACGTAGGCAAACAAAAGTTCGTACAGGCCATTGGAGAGCTTCCTGACTTTGGCGGATATCTATTTGCCGCCCCGCCAGCGCCGGTAGTGCCGGAAGAAGCAACTCCGGAAAACGTAGAAATGCTCTCTGGCTATGTTTCCACGTACAAATTAACCGATAGCGAGCGCGATATTGCTGCCGAAATATGGAACGCCTGCCGCACCGCCATGCTTCAGTCCGGAAACTTTCGGGAAAACAAGAATTCGTCAATCAATAATTTTCGGGAAATCGCGGAAACGTCAACCAACTATCCGGCAATTCCTAGTGAGGTGTTGTCCGCAATCCTGAAGGTTGCCAGGATTCGTGCCGATTTCGATGATTTTGACGGTGACAGGCGAGGTATCGGTGATTGTCTGGATGAGGCTGAGCAAGAGCTTATCGTTACCATTAACAAATATGCCAGTCAGTTGGCAGCAGAACCTATAGCGCCTAATGACGTTCGAGAGCAGACAGCCATTCCACAAGTTCCGGTAACTCCGGATGGTTGGATAAGCTGTAGTGAGCGGATGCCGGATAAGTTAATTCCGGTAATGGTCATGTATGAAGACGGTGAGATGTGGTCTGCAATGTGGAATGGCAATCGCTGGGATGATGGCACCGAATATCCGGATCCGCACTCAGTTACGCACTGGCGTGAAATGCCAGCAGCACCGCAGCAGGAGGTGAAGTGATGGACTCCTTCGCGAAATATACGATTATTGACTGGATAGCATTCCTTCAGGTTTTGCTCATCTGGTTTTATATGGCTTACAGGAGTGGGCAGTGGATTGTCAGTGTAGCCTGTAGCAAGGGATGGCGTTGGTGGAACCGAAAGAATAAAAAAGCACTAGCCTTGGATTCGTTTTACGAAGCATTCAATCTTAACAGCCTTCAGCCTGGTTCTGTCGTTGTAGTCACCACTCAAAGCGGCATGACCATTCAGATTCATAAACCAAAAGAGGAAAAATGATGTGGCCTATATGTGTTAATTGCGGACGGATGTGCCTATCTGGATGGTGCCGAAAGCGCGACAAATGCACGAAGAAAAGACAATAACAATCCTCGCATTCGCGGGGATTTCTTTTATCTGAACTCGCTACGGCGAGTTTTGTTTTATGGAGATGATAAATGCACTTCCGAGTCACAGGTGAATGGAACGGAGAACCATTCAACAGGGTTATCGAAGCAGAGAACATCAACGACTGCTATGACCACTGGATGCTGTGGGCGCAGATAGCACATGCAGACGTAACCAATATTCGAATTGAAGAACTGAAAGAACACCAAGCCGCCTGATGGCGGTTTCTTTTTGCCTGGAGAATTAAGATGACCGATACCAGCCTGATTCCTGAGAAAGAAGTGATGAACAAGCTCGGTGTTTCATCACGTCAGACAATCTGGAACTATACCAAACGGCATGGATTTCCGAAGCCAGTCAGAACCCACCCAAAATCATACCTTCGTGAAGCTGTTGAAGGGTGGATTCTTAACGGTGGCGTTAATCAGAAATGCTCCTGA